ACAGCGCGCGGGTGTCGCCGTCGCCCTCGATGTGCCGCACGATGTCCGCCGGCTTGGGCACGAAATCGCCGTGCTGGGTGTCGTTGACGTGGGCGGTCAGCGCTTGCTTGATCGCGTCCAGGTCGAAACGCTTGAGCGCGTTGAACATCAGATCCAGGGCGCCATCGGACGGCGGTTTGCCGTACACCTCGCAGACCTGGGTCCACGCCGTCACAAACTCGGGGTAGTCGTTCGCGTTCATTGGATAATCCCTCGCTCTCTCGCCATGCGCTGGCCGCGCTCGTGGGGGGTTTCCTGCCGTTGTCCGGGGCCGCCACCAGGGGGCGGCGGTGTCCAGTCATCCAGGTAGTGCTCGCTGGGGCCGAAGAACGTGGCGCCCTGTTTCACGAACTCGGTGCCGGTCTTGCCGGTGATCCGGCAGAACGCGGCGTAGCGCTGAACGCCAGCCAGGATGTCATCAGGGTCGGCCCCGGCCTTGACCCGGGCCTCCCAGGCTTTGCAGGCATCGCGTTTGTTGTTTCCTGGTCGCTTGGGATACTCCTTCCACGCTTGCTCGAACTCGTCGGGGTATGTGTGCTTGCGCTGCTTGCCAGCGCTATCCGCCGGAGGCGGTGTTTCAGCACGAGGGGATCCGGAATCAGGAAGGGGGAAGAGGGAATCAGGAATCAGGTTAAGGGAATCAGCAGGATCACTCTCGGAGTACTCTCGGAGCACTACCAGAGCGTCCTTAACCCGTTGTTCTACGGTTGGTTTTTCCGCTCCCTCTTCGTCGTCGCTTCCAGCCACCTCATCGGGACCAGGGAGGCACGGGATGGGATTCTTGTTCCGGTCCTGCCGTTCGTTGACGTGCGGATTCTGGTGTTTGGTAAAGTTCGTGACTTGCACCAGAGCAGCACCAGAACAGTCGTGATACATCGTGATCAGCCCAGTGCTGCTCAGTTCTTCCATGCAGGCCGGCACGTCCACATCGTCCGCCGGGAAGATTTCCATCTTCACTTCCATGGGGTTGTACTTGAGGCGCCCCATGTAGTCCGCCATGCACCAGAGGCCCTGAAACAGGATCCGCGCCTGGAACGAGCAGGAGACCACCTTGGCGTCTCTGAAAAAGCCGGGCTTGAGGTTTCTGGCGCGCGCCATCAGGCCACCTCCCTGCCCCGCAGGAACGCATCGACGTTCATGTGGTGGGGCTGAAACTCCACGACCCAGACCCAGGGGTTCGCATCCCATGATCCCGGGCCGTTGATCGACTCCCATAGGCAGGCAAAGCATTCGGGTATTGAAAGGTGGCTCCATCGCTCGGGCTCACCCGGGAAAAGTTCTGGCAGAACTGCGCCCGGGAAGTCTCCACCAAAGCACTCTGAATCCGCATCCGCCTCACTGATGTCCTGCAACCGCTCCACGCGCACGTCGGTGATTTCCAGGGTGATTCGGCTGGCCCAACGGGGCATGTGGATGGAGGGTTTCCAGCGAAGGGTCTCCGGCGCTGACTCCGTTGCGAGGTAGTACGGCCCGCAGGTATTACCACCCATCTGATCCTCGAAGGATGCGCGGCAGGCCTCAACGCTTTCAGCTTCATGGGTCCACGTCTCCCTTACCCACAGCACGTCGCCGGGGGCGCCGTAGGGGCACGGCACCAAGTCATGCTCGTACTTGCCGCTGCCGGGGTGGATTTCGCGGCGCATGAAGAGGCCAAACTTGCCTTTCTTCGGGTGCGGACTGGTAATCATGCCCAGGCGGAGCGTGTCGCCGTTTGCGGTTTCAGGCCGCCACCCAGCCCCGGCCAGCGGCTTAACGATCCGCCGCGTCATCGTCTTCCGGCCTTCCAGGATCGCGTTCACCATGTCGGGCTTGAACAAAATCGGTCGTGCTTTCATAATGTTCTCCAGTTGTCGTACTCAAAGCCCCGGTTCCGCCTGCAAGCGCCGGGGCTTTCTTGTTTAAGCTGATTGCGCCTCAAGCTGGGCCAGCCGCGCCCGAAGCTCTGCCATTTCCTGTTCCGGGCTCACCTGCCCGCGCTGGCAATACAACTGCCGCGCCTTGCGCATGACTTGGTACTGGCTGATCGCGTTGTTGCCGGCCAGCACCTCGATCTCCGCCACCAAATCCATATCCAGATGCCGAACACGGGCGCCCCGCTTGGCGTGGTGGTCGGCGTTCATGAGCGTGTTCAGGGTTCCTACTGACATGCCCAGCAGATCAGCCCATGAGCGCTGGTCGCGCTTCACACGGGATTGCTGAAGGCACAGCCGGAGGGCCTGGGACCAGTGCGAGCAGCCCGCTATGGCGACCGGGTCAACGTCCCGCGTCTCGGTGTCGATGGCGCCCATCAGGGGCATTGTTCGCTGCGTTTCGCTCATGTTCGCTCTCTCACTCCAAGCCAAATAAAAAGCGCCCCGGTTATGCGGCGCGTGATCCGGGACGGCACTGTTCGCGAATCTCCTTTGCGGTGAATTTCCCGCCTGATGCCTCCGCCAGAACCTCGGCGTAATGCGTCTCTCCGGTGTACTCGGTGCGAGGCAGATGGCCCTGGGCGACCCATTTGTCGATCGCGGGCCGCGACCGCTTGCAGATTTTGGCGGCTTCCACTGCGCCGCCGACCGCTTCAACAACAGCAACCACGGGGTTTTGATTGGTCATGACATCTCTCAACAGTCAACTTTCAGTTGATAGTACGGATAAACTGATTGTTGATCAATACCTATGCGACCATAAACCCATGGTTGATTCGTCGGCACTTAGAAAAGAGTTCGTTAAACGCCTGGAGCGCGCCCTAATGCGCGCCGGGGAGCGAGGCTATGGCGAAGGGCCCCGCATCAAGGCAGAGATACAGAGGCGCGGAGGCAAGGCTAGCGTCCAGGCGATCCACAAGTGGATGACCGGTGAGTCTATGCCGGGCAGATCTAACATGCGGGCGCTGGCCGAGTGGCTTGGTGTGCGGGCCGAATGGCTGCAATACGGGGACGGAGCCATGGAGGCCAGCGCTCTATCGCTAGCCGAGGAGCCTGCGGAGTATGGCGCACCCTCCGAGGACGAATACGCGCTGATCCCCCAGTACGACGCCAGGGCTGCGGCCGGCGACGGGTGCCTGAACGACCACGTGGAGGTGAAGGGTGGGCTGGCTTTCAAGCGTGAATGGCTGCGTAAGCTGGGCCTGAAGCCTGAGAATTTGCAGGTGATCTACGCCGAGGGCGACAGCATGGCCGACACCATCATGGACGGCGAGGTGATGCTGGTGGACTGCGTTGACCGGGAGCCGCGCAGCGGGAAGATCTACGCGATCCTGCGGCCAGACGGCGGTGTCAGCGTCAAGCGCCTAATCCAGAAATCCGTCACCGGCACCTGGACGGTCGCCAGCGACAACCCGGACAAGCGCCGGTACCCAGACGAAGACGCCAGCGCGGAAGTGCTGCACGACATCCCGATAATCGGGCGTGTGGCCTGGCGCGGCGGTGGACTATAACAACAACCCAGGAGGGGGCGTGGAAATATCCACCATTGAAGAACTCGAGGGCGTCACATACGAGCAGCTAGCCGAGTTTCTAAGCGGCAACGGTGGGTTCTCAAAATGCGAAGCCTGCGGGTCCCAGGATTGGGAGATAACCAGGATTTCTGGCGGGCACATCCTGTACCTGTACCAGGACGTGGTTTTCTTGGAAAACAAGACAATGGTCTACCTGCCGGTGACGTGTGGCACCTGTATGAACACCCGTTTTTTTAATGCTTTGGGCATTGCCTACAGCGTTCTTGCCGGAGGCCAATCATGACCAAGCCTGAAGTCATCGATATTGCCACGGCACGCCTGCCCGCGCACAATAGACCACGAAAGAGAGGCGGCGGCCCCGGAGGGCCCGACGATATGGAACAGCGTGTAGCGAATCTGGAACAGGTAACGGCAGACATGCGGGTAACGCTTGCTCGGATCGATGAGCGCACCGACTCCATCGAGAAGCATGGCGCCACTAAAGCGGACCTGAACAAGATGGAATCCACAATGATCACATGGTTTATCGGCACAGCCATCGCACTGGCCGGCCTGGCGTTCGCTGCCGCCGCCTTCTTCTAAACGCTCGGTCCCACCCCACCAAGAGCCCGCCTTGCGCGGGCTTTTTTGTGTCTGTGATTCCTTGATCTGACCTCTTCGTGACCGTCCGGTCACAAATAATGCCCAAAGAATCAACTATTGGTTGTTGACTATATCTCAACTATCGGTTGATACTGAACCCATCAACACGGACAACCCGCAGGGGAGCAAGCCATGAACGCACATCAATTCGCGAGCGATTGGGACTACCAGGATGCAATGCATCCGAAGATGGCCGCCTACGAGGCGTGGTGCGAGGCGTATCTGGTGGAGGCGCTCAAGTCCGACGAGCTCCAGACCGCGTTCAGCGCGCAGGAGCATCTGGAATCCGAGTTCGACGCGCTGGTGCTGTTCCTGGCGTTCAGCGCCGCCGGGTTCCGGCCGCTGTGCCTGAGCGAGTTTCGCCGCCAGACCTTCGGCATGAGCCGGGACCAACTGCAGGACGCGCTGGCCGACGGCGACATTGACCCGGTGGAAATTGTGCGCCTCGCGGTGTTCGCGCCGGATGATGCTCGCCGGACCTGGGCGCCGCATGTTCGGCAGGCCATGGACAGCTTCCACGATGCGGTGATGAAGGACGCGCCGGGCTGGGGTTGGGTGGAAACGATTTTTGAACGGAGGAACGAGCCGTGATGAACCGACGCATCAAGCAAATCGACGAGAAGCTGGACCTGATCCGTTTCGAGGAAGGCGACAAGGCGTTCTACTGCCTCGTCGAGTGCGGCAGAACCATGGTGCTGGGCGATACGCCCACTAAGGCTCGCCAGCGCCTTGCCGCCATCACCCACGGCATAGCCGAACTGGAAGGCACACACATCACGGCGGAGGCGGTGTCATGATCGAGATTCATTGGAGCAAGGCGCCGGAGGGTGCGACGCACTACGCGCCACTCGGCAGAGATTACTGCTGGGTCAAAAACGCTGGCAATGACTGGAAGGTCTGGGACGAAAGAGAAGAGCCGGGGTCATGGGTGTCAGCCACTATGTCGGGTTCATATATGGATTCGCTGATCCCTCGCCCCACCCAATGGCGCGGCCCCGAGGATGGCCTGCCGCCGGTCGGGACGGTGTGCGAGGTGAGGTGCGTCGAAGAGTGGCACCGATGCACCGTAGTAGCCCATCTGAAAGATCACATGGGCATGACGGACGCCGTTTTCCAGGCCGAGGATGACTGGGATTTCCGCCAAGGCCCGGAGATGTTCCGCCCCATCAAATCCGACAAGGAGCGGGCGGTGGAGGCGGCACTGAAAGTGATGCCGTACCCGGGCTCGCCGTCTACCCGGGCCGACCTGGAGCGCGCCTACGACGCCGGTCTTCTCCGCCTGCCGGAGGAACAGTCATGAGCGAGAAATACCCCAGCCATCTCAAGCGCCTGGCCCCAACCCTGAGCAAGTGGCGGCAGATGAAGCGCCGAGAGCTTCGGGCTGCCAAGGCGCAGTTTTCAGACCTTCGTACCGGGAGCATGTTCACGCCCGCTTACCGAGAAATCGTCGAGGCGGAAAAACTAATCGACTTGGCCCTGGCGAAGTGCAGCCAGAAGGAGTGGGGCAAATGACCATCCTCGGACACGACGTAAACGGGCGCCCGCTGCGGGCTGGGGATCGGGTGGAGGTCGCCGAAGGTGCTGCGCACGGACACGGGCGGACAGGGCGGTTAATCGGTCCATGTCCGGATTTTGCGAACCAACTGGAAGCACAAATGGATCACGGGCTCCTGGGCTCTGCACGGGCAGAGCACTGGCGCCGGCTCGACGACCGCACCGACCACCAGCCCAGCGAATACACGTTCGATTCGCTGATGGACCACCTGAAAAGCGGGGTGCCGGCATGAACGACATTCAATTCGAGAGGCTAGTCGAAATAGCCGAAAGGGGCGCTCGCTACGCCCGAGACGGTAGTCGCGTCGTGGTCGACGACATTAAGGCCGAGCTGACCGGCTGGTTCCAGTGCGCCACGTCGGCACGTGATCGGGAAACCGCCCGTGCCGCGTGCCGAGCAAATGAGTGGGTCACCTGCGCGCGCAGCTACTACGGAGGCCGTCGCCACTTGGTTGATGATCTGACCGCGCACCTGATGTGGGGAGACGAATCATGAGCAATTTCCTCGCAGCAACCGTAGCGGCCGCTGGCCTGATCCTCCTGCTCGGACAGATCGGCAGCGAGGACTACCGCACTGCCTTGGCTGAAGAGCGTGAGGCTTGCGCCATGGTCGCGGCGGGTCGCTGGCCGGCAGAGACAGCAGAAGGCTACGACTGCCCGAAACGAGTAGCAAGGAGCGAGTTATGAGCAAGCAGATGAATGATGGCGGGCCGGCGTTTCCGCAAGGCAAGCAGGTTGGCCAATGCTCCGTCTCCGAGGGCGGCATGACCCTGCGGGACTACTTCGCGGCGAAGGCGATGCAAGGCATCTGCGCCCACCCGGACAACTGGGGCCTGCTCGGCGACCGGTTGGCGAAAGAGGCGTACCGCGTGGCCGACGCCATGCTGATCGCACGAGATACCGATACGACAGAGCGCTGATCTGTTGTTTGCCCCTCCGGGGGCCTTTTATTCGATAGGAGGGCCCATGAATCGCGATGACGATTGGCGCCAACAGCAAGACCACGAACAGGAAGAATGGGAGCAGGAACATGGCACTACGAATCACTAAGGGCAGCGACCCGATCCAGGTTGAGCAGCTGACCGTCTGCGTCTACGCGCCCCCGGGTGTCGGCAAGACCTCGCTGGGCTTCTCCGCTGAGGCGCCGCTGCTGCTGGACTTCGACTCCGGCGCCTACCGGGCCGTAAACCGCCAGGACGCCGTACAGGTGTCCAGCTGGGAAGACGTGGCCGGCATCCATGCGGACGACCTGGCGCCCTACAAGACCGTGGTGGTAGACACCGCGGGCCGCGCCCTGGACGCCCTGGCCGCCGACATCATCCGGCGTAACCCGAAGATGGGCCGGGGCGGCGCTCTGACCCTGCAGGGCTTCGGGCAGCTCAAGAGCGAGTTTGTCGCCTGGACAAAGCTGCTGCGGTCCTTCGGCAAGGACGTGGTGCTGCTGGCTCACTCCGACGAGCAGCGCAGCGGTGACGAAATCGTGGAGCGCCTGGATGTTCAGGGCGGCTCCAAGAACGAAATCTACAAGTGCGCCGACGCTATGGGCCGCCTGAAGATCGTGGCTGGCACCCGGGAGTTGAATTTCAACCCGACCGACACCGCCTTCGGGAAGAACCCGGCGCAGATGGGCGCCCTCAAGGTGCCGGACGCCAGCCAGAACGCGCACTTCCTGGCCGACGTGATCGCCGACATCAAAGAGAAGCTGAACCGGATGACCGAGGAACAGCAGGAAATCCTCGACCTGATGGCCAAGTGGAACGATGCCGTGGCCGAAGCGGGCGACGCCGAAACCTTCACCGCCCTGGTGGCTGATGCTCAGGAAGAAGACGAGCGCGTGCGCGACCGAGTGAAGGGACTGATCTGGAAAACAGCTCAAGCCAAAGGGTTCACGTTCGACAAGGCAGCGGGCGCGTTCAAGGAGGCGGCATGAGGGTTTCCGTCACCGACCTGGACCAGCTGCGCTATTACCAGAACAGCGACATGGATCTGGGCGACCTGCTGGCGCGGTTGCGCCGGGAGACGCCGCCCACCCGGGCCATGGCGGCCGGCACTGCCTTTCACGACCTGCTGGAGCATAGCGCAGAGGTGGAGCTGGTCGACGTGGAGCACCAGGGCTTCCGCTTCGTGTTCGACCTGGACGCCGAGATCGCCATTCCGACGATGCGCGAAATCAAGGTGGAGAAGGTGTACCGGGTGGGCAGCACCGACGTGACCCTGGTGGGCATGGTGGACGCCATCGAGGGCGGCGCGGGCTACGACCACAAGCTGACCGCCCGCTTCGATGCGGAGCGCTACGCGAACGCGATTCAGTGGCGCGCCTACTGCGACATCTTCCGGTGCCAGCGCTTCACCTACAACGTCTTTGTGGCGAAGGACGAAGGCGACCGGATTCTGGTGCGCAGCTTTGAGCCTCTGACGTTTTGGGCGTATCCGGGCCTGCGGCGAGATCTGATGACCAGCCTGCGGGAGTTCGTGGAATTCGCCCACAAACACCTGCCCGAGCGATTCGAGCAAGCAGCTTAATCCGGCGCTCACCGGGGAGTGGCGGGCCTTACCCGCCCCCTTCGGGGGAACTGACAACGGAGAGAGATATGACCACTCAAATCGAAATGCCGAAGTACCGCAGCCACAAGTTTGTTCATGCGCTGGAAATTGCAGCCTTGGAAATCCATGAAGACCGCTCGGCCACTATCGCGCCAAAGGAAAATGGCTACGCCCCGTTCCGCACGAAACCCGGCTGGGCCGACCGTTGCGAGGCCACCGAGGACGATCCGGGTGTGTATGTCGTCTATCGCGACGGCTTCGCCTCGTGGTCGCCCACCAAGGAGTTTCGTGACGGCTATTCGCTGATCACCGGGGGAGACCAATGAACATCCTCACCTTCACCACCCGCTTCGGCCAAGACGCCTCTGTTCGCTACACGCCCAACGGCAAGGCCATCACCACGGTTCGCTGTCCGGTGGAAGCCGGCTGGGGCGAGAACAAGCACACCTCATGGGTGACAGCCGTCATCTTCGGGGAAAGGGGCGAGAAACTGGCGCCTCATATCCTGAAAGCGGGCAAGGCCACCATCAGCGGCGAGTTCAAGGCGCGGGAGTACGAATCCAACGGCGAGACACGCATGTCGCTGGAGGTGCTGGTGCGCGAGATCGAATTGCAGGGCGAGCCGCGCCAGTCCGGCAGCCCCCAGGGGTACGAGCCGGCCAATACCGGCAGCGGCCAGCAATCCGCCCCGGCGGATGATTTAGACGACCCCGATGATCTGCCGTTCTGAGGAGCTGCCCATGATCCGCTACGCACTGCTACTGCTCCCCTGCTGCGCCCTGGCTGACCCGACGATCTACGTCCAGGGCGGCATGGGCTACCAGATTGGCATGGAGGAGAAGGCCATCATCCGGGGCCAGGAGTACCGGGCCGAGATTTACACCGCCCTGCCCGACTGGGTAGCCGACGTTCAGGTAGGCGTGGAGTACCGCAATTTCTACCTGCAGGGCCAGCACGTCAGCAGTGTGGAGACGGGCCAGGACCATGGGTTCAACGTCATCAGCGCCGGTTACCGGTGGGAATTCGAGTTTTAGGAGGGCGACATGTCTTTCAAACCGTACCGAGACGAAAGCCGAAAGAACTGGGGCACCAGTGATCCGGGCGCCCTGAATATTCAGCAGATCCAGACCGGCGCCCTGCTTCGCATCGCGGACGCCAGCGAATCCATGGCCAGAGAATATAACCGACTGCTGGATGAAGCGCGGGTCCAGCGCAGGCGGGCGGAAAACCTGGACCGGCAGAACGACACCCTGCGCCGCCGAGTTGCCGCCCTCAAAGGCGTGATCACCAAGATGAAAGCCAAGGAGGCCCGCAATGACTGAGCAGCAGAGATTCGTGAAGAAGCCGGTGGAGGTGGAAGCCATCCAATTCACCGAGCAAAGCAAGGACCGATGCTTCAATTTTGTGCGGAGAACATGCCACGCGGATTTTGAAGACGGACGTCCAATCCTCAAGGTCCAAACTATTCATGGCGACACCGCGATTGTCCGCCTGGGCGACTGGATAGTGAAAGAAAATGCTCCGGGCGCCTATTACCCCGTAAAGCCTGACATCTTCGAGGTGAGCTATGCGCCGGCTGCCGCCCTCTCCCATGCCGAGGGGGAGGCGGTGGGTTCGCTGGCGATAGACAAAGGTGGAAGCGAGCTTTTCCGGGCCACGGTCGCCATGCAGGATTTAGATCCCGGTATGTATGACCTCTACACCCACCCCGCGCCCCAGGTGGCGGTGCCGGAGCCGGTCGGCTGGGTCAAGTGGTTCGACGACGAGCCGAGTTTCCAGCCTCGCGATGCGCTCATGCCCGAAGATGCGAAACAGCACGGATGGCAGCTTGTAGGCCTGATGCGGTCAATGAACGCCCCCACCGCGCCCGCCGGGGAGCAACCTGTAAGCGATCCTGATGGGTTGCCCGACCGGGTGCTGATGCCCAGGGCGCTGACCGCCGAGAACGGCGCCAAGGCGGCACTGATGGGTGAGTTCACATTCACCATGCGATTGACCTGCATGGATTGTGATTCCGATGCGGACGAAAACTGCGAAGTGTGCGGCGGGGAAGTTGAGTACGACCAGGAATATAACGTTCCCTGGACCACGATCAAACGCATCTACACCGCTGCCGTGGACCTACTGTCCGCCCCCGCCCCGGATGAGCGGGGGATAGCGGCACTATTGGAACGCATTGTGCCGCGAATCGACCCGCAGAACCCTAAGCCGCTGGACGAAATAGAGCACTGCTGTGAATGCACTCTGTACTACGAAAGGGAGCGCATCCACGGTGAGATAGCCCGTCTCCGGAAACTCGGAGGCAACCATGATTGATCTTACTCAGAAAGTTCTCACTGACCACCTGCATTACGATGACGCCTCTGGGCGCCTTTACTGGAAGAAAAGAAAGCCGGGCGG